ATATGAAAACTTATATAAAGACAGAGATTGGTTATTTAAACCATTATGAGAGAAGCAGATATATATTTTGATACAGAAAAACAAATATTAACAATTGAAGAACCTGATGGAACTTCTCACACTTTTACTGTTACTATGTTGAGAGAAGTAAAAGAATTGCTTTCTCGTTATAATTATGCAAATTTTTGCGATATTGGTAACATAGATGAATTTCATCAATTTGTATTCAAAATGGGCGAATTGAGCCCTGAAGTAAAAGATGTTGAGTTCCCTTATTTGAATTGATGCACGAAGATACGACACGAATATATTCTTGTAATATATTAAAAGAAAAATCTGATTGGTTTGTGAATGCTATTTTAGCATATAGAAAATATATCGATCCTTTGGGTAAAATTACAACTAATGTTGGAGGATGGCAGAGCCCATACTTTGTGAATCAAGAATTTCCATTCAAAGCATTCGCAGAATATTATTTTGATGTTCTCTTTCAATATTATAGAGCATATATGATTGAGATGCACAATCCAACCCACAAGGAACAAGTCGATGGTATATTGTTATATGATTCTTGGTTTACAGTAAGTGATAAAGGAGATTTTAATCATCCTCATCACCATTCCCCTCCAAGATATTATCATAAGTACACTTGTTCACTGGTACATTTTCTTAAAATATCTGATGATAGTGGATTTTATATAACAAATGAAAATTCTAACGATAAATACTATCCACCTGTAAAAGAAGGTGATTTAATGATTTTTGACTGTAAAACATTTCATGGTGTAGATGAAAATCCATTTGATGAGCCTAGAATAACTGTTGTTTTTAACATGGAATACATAGATGAAACTTCTAGGCAGTAAATTAAAAGATTATATAGCAGTATTTGAAAATGTTATACCTAAATCTGATTGCATGTTCATACGAAGTGAATATACTAACGATCCTTTACTCGCTCCAGCAGTAATATCAGGAAAAATTGGTGAAGATTCACATGTAGATTATGAGGCTCGTAAAGTTTTAGATTTGAACATTTCAGACCCATATATAGTAAATAAGAACGAACACAGACAGAAAATAGAAAAATTACTTCTAGAATACACAAAAGATGTAGTTTATAGATATGGAAAAGAAGTATCTACGCAATTTACAGTAGAACATGCATCAACATTAACATACTTGAAATACAAGAAAGGTGATTTTTTTAAAAGTCATACAGACGATTCTCCTAAAAATAGAAGAGTATTAACTATAATATTTGCATTGAATGATGATTTTCAAGGTGGTGAGTTTGAATTTTTTAAAGAGGATAAATATATATTGAAACAACTTATGGGAAGTGCTTTAGTCTTCCCATCCAATTTTTTATATCCTCATGAGGTTCGTGAAATAAAAAATGGAGAAAAACATTCATTAGTAATTTGGATTACATAGGAAAAATATGGCTACTTTACAATCAACAACAATTAATGGAACTCTAGATGGTATGACCAACTTTGCTGGTATGATTGCTCCATTTGGGGTTAACTCCGCACCTACAGGATGGCTTAGGTGTAACGGATCCGCCTGGAGCCGTACAACATATAACAATTTATATGATGTCATAGGCACGACATGGGGTGGGAGTGGGAATAACTTTAATGTTCCTGATTTACGAGGACGTTTTATTAGAGATACCGATGATAGCACAGGAAGAGATCCTGGTAGAAACTTTGCTTCATTTCAGGACCAAGGAGTACAATATCACTCTAGGTCTGAAGGATTATTTAATAATCCACATACTGGAGGTGGTATGGTATCTCCAGCAAATAGAGGAGTAATGCAAATCATTCATCCTGGATATCCAACGGGACACGGTACGCAAAGTCATAAATCTGTACTTTTTTCCGCCAATTGGTATCATGCAAACACTGGTGTTGGGCATCATGTTTTTCAACAACATTCCGGTAATGCACCACAAACAAGACCAATGAATGTAACAACCTCATATATGATAAAGGACTAATATGCCCGTAAGACAGTTAAAAGAAAAGGTATTTTACAATATGCATGATGCGAGCCCTGTTATGGGTCATGAGTCACCAAGAGAACCAGGCATCTTTGGAATTCCAGGTGGTGCCGTAGATTCTACACCACCAGATTTTGATAAATCTACTCACACATGCGAATGGGATGAAGAAAGTTCGGACTGGATCGTAGACGAAATCGTGGTTGAAGAAGAAATTTTCATGGAAAAATATGAATTTGATCCAATGGACAGAGTAAGAAATGTTAGAAATCAATTATTGGCAATGTCTGATGTTTATATGACTGAAGATTTTCCTATTTCAGCAGATAAAAAGGCAGAATGGAAAACATTTAGAACTAAACTAAGGGATCTTCCTGTGGATCAACCAAATCCAGGTGGGGAAAACTTTATTAATGACGGCAAGTTAAATATTACATGGCCTGATAGACCTGATGGGGGTTCATATACCGATGAAAACGGTGAACCTGCCGGCATATAATTTAATTATTGGAGAATACTATGTATAAACATTTATTTGGAAAAGATTCTACTAAAAATCCAAAAATTGTAAATGACCATAATGAAAAAACTACACTACATCATTTAGAGAAGGACCGAGTCAAAAATCCATATGAAGATAATGATTTAGAGTTTGGTCCATATGATGATTTTGAATTTAGAGTATCGAACATGGTCGTCAAAGCGATTGATATGGTGAATTTACCAGAAAAAGTTGACATTTTTAAGCGTTCAACTGGAGAAAAAGTAGCATATTTGACCTCATATCAAAAATAATATTAATATATAATATATAAATTACAATGACTACGTTGAAATTAGAAACTAATATATCGAAAGAATCTTTATCATATATGGAAAAAGAATTTCTACTTCCATATCACACACAAAAAAATCCACCATCTTGGTTCAAACAAATGCCTGCAAAAGAGCAATGGACCGAGGCTAATGGGCATGGTAAATTTGAACACGGTTCATATACGTTTAAATCTTGCATTGGTCTGACTCATTGGCTTGCCAACAGTATTTCAATACCGTCCCCTACTGATGTCGAATTTGTTCGAAATCCTGATGGTGAATGGAATTGTTCAATGAAATCGGATAAATTTTTAACTGTATCTGGTTTCGATACGGCTACTCATAAAACGTTTTCACAGTTTCTAAGAAGTAAAGATTTAAATCCTCAAGTATTCAAATTAACTTTTCCATTCAATATAAAATTAAAAACCTCAAAAATTCCATGGTTCAAGAAATTTTTCACCAAAAAATATGTGAACGCATATTTAACACATCCTTTTTTTGAATCGACAACTCAAGAATGGACAATGTTACCTGGTAGTATGCCAGTATGGACAGACAAAGATATTTCATTAAGACTCACTTGTTTTTACGCTTTTAATCGAAGAACAGAATATGTTAAAATGACGAGAGGTGAAATTATTGGTAATCTGCTTATCAACAGAAATGCCTCAGATAAATTAAACATTGAATATGTCTCTAGAGAGATTAATGACTTTGAATATAGAAACAATGAAGCCTTTCAGTTATTGTCGCAAGTAACAAATAAAAAGGCAAAAGTATTTAATAAAATGATAAACGGAAGATGCCCAATATAATTGAATTTACTTATGTTCAAGACCTAACAGAGGTTGTTAGGCCAATATTTGACAGTATCAAACCATTTCCAATTAAGAATTTATTACCAGAATGGTATAAAGAGTTAAGCATTAAAGGACCACAACATCCAGAGCAACATCCATTAAAGTATCAACCAACCATGAAAAAGTGTATGCCAGTTATGGATTATCTTACAAGTGGATATATCATACCAGCATGGGAAGAATTGATACTATATAAAAACAAATATGGTAATATAGAAATTAATACATATGTAAATGGCACTGGTCAGAGGGAAAATTATTTAAGAGAAAATAAACATGACATACGACAAGTGAATACTTTTTCGCATACAATGTTATTCGATGAATATTTTGGCGACCTGGATAGAGAAACTTTTGAGGAAGAATCTGGTGCAGGATTTTGGGTTTCTAAATTAATGAATCCTTGGAAAATAAAAACACCTAAAGGTTATTCTTGTTTATTTACCAGACCATGGTATCATAATCAAAAAATAAATATATTACCAGGCATAGTTGATACTGATAATTTTGACATGGTCATTAACTTTCCATTCATGGTCAATTTAAAATTCAAAGAGTCCTATGAAATTGGAATAGGAGATCCTTTGATATGCGTGTTTCCTTATAAGAGAGATGATTGGCAAATGAAAATTTCAGTAGATTCTAGTGAACCTCAACCAAGTCCTAGCGTTTATAACATCGTAAGAGATTTATATAAAAAATATGTGAGAGAAAAAAATGGAAGAAGTTACAACTGATGGTGGGTCACCAGCACCAAAACGTGAAATTATAAGCACTAATCTTCTAGATTACATAGTCAAATTTGATAATGTTATTCCAGTAGACTTATGCGAAACAATTATTGAAGAATTATCTAAAGATGGTTGGGCCCGACATAAAATGTACGATGATTTCGGTAATGCCGTAGAATCAACGAAACATGAAAATTTTTCGAGATATGGATGTCAGCCACTTACGTATAGTTACTTAAATGCAGATAGAGAACCATGTATAGTTGCTAGAGAAATAATCATGAATATGTTAGATAATACTGCTGAAAAATGGCATCAACTTCCATTAGTTAAAGCATTACAAGCCAATCCTCCAAATCAAAAAATATCTCAACCAAGATTTAATCGATATGAAGAAGGTGAATGTATGCCTAAACATACTGATTTTATTATTTCTGGAATAGGACTTTCATATTTAACCCTGTTATTCGCATTGAATGATTCAACCGAATACGAAGGTGGAGATTTTGTAATATGTGAAGACAATGTTGTGAATGATTTCAATACAGGTGACATATTGGTATTTCCATCGTGGATTGCATATCCTCATTTAGTCACTCCTGTTACCAAAGGTACAAGATATACTGCAGTCAGTTGGATTTATTTGACTGGTCTTGGTATGGCCGGTCCAGAACCATCATATTATAAACTTAGAGATGATCGTGTCAATCCTTTTATTTGACCGGTGTAGATGTATGATTGCTTGGGAATAAATATCAATATGATAGATTGGATTCAAAAAAACTTACAGATATTGACAAACAAGAATAAAAATGTTATAATTTATCCCGATACTCTTAAAAAACGTAATCGTAGATTAGAAGACACAACCACAGACCCTATTCTAGAGAAATTACATGCCGAAGCAGGACGAGATAGACTTTTATTTGGAAGCGATCAAAAATCTCCAGAATGAATTGTTTAGATGTGAAACAATGGATGATCGTAAAATAGTTCGTGATGATATCAACAAATATAAACAAAAAGTAAACGAACTTGTAAAGCAATTAGATGAAAACAATATGTTTACAGATTTTTCTAATTAGTTTTATTATTACGGGATGTGTCAGCAAAGCAACTTGTTGGAAGATAATAAATGGCGGTCAATGCATACCCATTCAATCATACAAAGAGTGGAACAAATGCGTTATGTCTTGTGAAAATATTATAATCAGATCAAAAACAAAACCCTTCAAACCCGATGAGTGGATTAGACCGAGACCCTATGCATATCCATGAATATTCTATCGAGACATTATATCACATGAAATGTGGTGAATGTCACAATTGGTGGAGTTATGCCCACACCCCTGACCTCACCTATATTTCAAATCATGATCCCAGATTATTCACCAAAGAAAGAAAGATGCACTGCCCGCACTGTGGAGCAGAAGGTGTATTGAAAACGATACAATGAAAAAACGTTTGGTAATAATGTTATTTTTACCATCGTTATTGTGGGCACACCCAGACGGTGCGACTCCTTATTGGTACCCTGCAACATACATTTATGGGTTTATTAATGGGTGTTGGCAGACAGTTGAGCAAAAACAATCATTATCAAAAAATATGTGGCCAGATGATATAAAAGCAGTTTGTGGTTGTGCTATGGATGCAGTCAGACATGCAATGCCGTTTCATGAAGTAGAGAGCCGTAGTCCAGAAACTCAAGCAAAGTTTGACTTTATTACGAGAGGTGTGCTTCCACAATGTATTATGGAAGTTGAAACAGGTATAATGTTGCGTAATGGTGAAAAATAATTCTTGACAAATCAAAATAATTTGGTATAATAATGATAATTCAAGGTGTAGCAAACAAAGTTGTTCAAACAGTCGTGTCTAGAAAGATTGCAGACAAAATTTATCCTGTTGTTGATAAGTCAGATCCAGGATATGTTGTAGAACTTACAAAAGTTGTTTGGGTCCCTACAAAATATCCTAAAGCAATTGGGTATGATAGATACGGTAAATATACTTTTAACAAATAAGCCAGTGTGGCTCAATAAACATAATTAATAAGATTGTCCATTGAGGTATCTCTGTCTACGACTATATCTACCATTACCTTTATTTGCTCCTTTGTAAGTGGGAGTTTGAGCGTGAC